TTTTTCTTATCAAGATTAAACTGTTCTTGTTCTGATAATGGTTGGGGAATACTTCCTAGGGGTTCTAGAAATTGTGGGTTCTCATGTCCTTCTAAATAATTAGTTTCTTCTATTTCTTTATTTTGTTTTTCAATTTTCTTTTTAATCTCATCTGCATTATTTAAAATAAATTGTTCTTCGTTATTTCTAAATGCTTGTATTGAGTCCCATTTAGGGTCTATAAGTCCTTCTAAACTTTCATCTAACAAATTATTATCTTGAGATAAATCAAAAGTTTCTATAGGTTGTTTTGTAATTTCTTCTACTGTGTTGACTACATTATCAACTGTATCATCTGCTGTTCCACTTAAACTTTCTTGTACAATGTCAAAAGCTTTTTGAGCTTCTGAACTCATGTAACTTGTTATTTTATCAGTTTTTTTTAGCGAAGCAGAGTGCATTGCTGCACTTGTATTAACGACAAAAGGTTCACCGTTATCATAAGAATATGTAACAGCAGTTTTCTTACCGTCTATTATAGAGTCTCCTGTACTAAAATCTGTAATTTGACTAAATCCTAAATCTTGTGCTGCCGTGTTATAATTTCTAATTCTTCTATTAACTAAACCTGTCATTACACCGTTTTCACCAGTAGTGGGGTCGTTAGCTGAAATTATATCTAAAGTGTTTTTTAATGCAGACTCATAATTTCCATTTATTAAATCTGATTTAAAACCATTAAACAATTTACCAGAATTATAATATTGGTCTGAAGCTACTATTTTCATAGAATTAGGTAAATTATTCCAAGTGTCTTCACCTATGTCAGCTTTCATTTTATCAATATTGTATAAAACTATTTGTTTTGCTAAATCTTTATCTGACATCTCATCAGCATTTAATTCACTAAAATTTAAAAACTTTTTCAGTCCATCGCTAATATGTGTTATGCCATATCCTCTTGTTCCTTTACCACCTTCTAAAGCTACTTTTCTTCCTTCTGTACCTTCGTCTTCGGCAAGTATTTCTAGAAAATTATCTATCCATTCTTCATTCATATATTAATCTAATCCCATTAGTACGTTTCCAAAGTTTCCTTCAAAATCCGCTTCTATTATTTTTAATATTCCATCGTTTCTTTCTTTTAATACTTTGTTCCAATCTGCGTTTTGAACCATAGTAGCTAACTCACCTTTGTTACCAATTACATCTCCGTAACTAAAAGCAAACGCTCTACCATTTACTTGTATTGGGGCCATTGTATCTCTAGCCATAACTACAAATTGATTTCCATAAAAAGGTGCTAAAACTAAATCCGCAGCTTCGTACATTCCGTTAGTTGTTTTAGCTACTTCGTTAGAAATAAACTGTGAACGTTTAGTTAATTCTTTTGCATTAGCAGGATTACCATTAGGCATATTACGTCTGTTCCAAAGCATACCGTCAACTTGTACATATGATTTTGCAACTAGTTCTATAGCTTTATCCCTTGCAACACCTTCATTAACTCCTGTTAATTTAAATATTCTTGTTAATCTTATTGCTTCTTGAACTTGCATAGTTACATCTGCATTCTCACCAAACCAAGGTGAAAACGCTGACTCTAATTCCGATAGAGTAGCTTCTGGGTCTTTATCAAATTCTTTATATTGTTCTGGAGAGTTTATAATCTGCCACATTTTAGCAACAGCTTGGTTAGTATCAAGTCCAGAAATTTGTTCTAAGGTATTAACACCTTCATAAAATACTTCTGCTTTACCAGATAAATAATCTGCTGTAGGGCTATTATCCATACCCAATGCTTTTAATTTTTTAAATCTTTCATATCCAATTTTAAAATCTTCTACTCCATCAATATCAAAAATATTTGTATTGTTAATTACACCAAGACCTTTATCTAATTCATCTTTCCAAGGTGTAAAAACTCTAGCATTAATAGACATTAGACTTGCTACATAACTGTCTAATAAAAGTTCTTTATCAAAATCTTTTTGGTGTGGGTGATGATGAGGAAATTCTTCATAATGTTTTTTTGCTTCTTCATCTACTACTAAAGATAATTTTCTATAAATAGATTCTTCAGCTAATTTCTTATCTGACTCACTTACAGTTTCACCTTGGTAAACACTTTTATGAGATTTACCTTCATAAAACATTTGTTCAACATTGACACTTTTTTTGACAGTTTTTGATTTTGATTTAATCTGTTTTAAAATTCTAGTAGATTGCTCTTGGTGATTGATGTCATTTCTAAAAGATGGTAGTTCACTTTTCTTTCCTCTTTTTTCTAATACGATTTCATAAATTTCTTTTAACTCTTCCATATCATTAGTTGTTGCTGCTCTTTCTTCAAGAAAGTTAAGAATAGTTTTGTTAGCTTCTTCGGGTAATAGAAAACCTTTACCTTTTTTATCAGTCTTACTATTGTACCAAAGCTTTAACATATTACTTCGTTCACCTGGAGTCTTTTCCCATGAGTCAACTACTTGTGTATGTGCTGAACTTCTTTTATTTAAATTTAATTGTTTAGCATCAGCCTCAAGTTTATCAGCTTGTAATTCTAATTTAACTTTGTTCCATGCTGTGTCATATGCTCTAACATAAGAGTTAGACATATCAGTAAAATTTCTAGTTACTTTACCAAACTCTTCATCTAAGTTTACATCTGCCATAGTTAAACCTGTTACAGTTTCATCACCTATGATTTCAAAGATGTTTTTCTTAACTTGATTAGCGTCATTGATAGCGTGAGTAACTGCAAAGTTTACATCTATTACACTAGTGGCCCATTGGTTTTGTAAATCAGCAACTCTAGGGTCATTCTTATCTATTAATTTTTTAATTTCTTTAGGGTCTGTAATTCCTTCGTTTTGTAATCTTGCAAAAGTAGATTGTGCTTTTTCTTTTTTCTGTTCTCCATAAGCTTCACTAAATTTAGCAAATGATTTATCAAAACTTCCTAATGCTCTAGCTATTTGTTTACTTTCACTATCTCTTTCAATGCTAGGTCTTCCTTCGTTTGTGCCACCACTGTATATATTTGATACTCTATTATTATATGTTGCCATTATCTAAAAAACTTTCTATCGTTGGGGTCAGATTGACCATAAGTTGTACCTGCTTCTGCTACACCAATAGCTAACGCCATTTTACTTGGGTCACTAGGCACTGGTAAACTATTGATTGTTCTTGAGTTAGTTGCAAATACTTCTAATTCTTTTCTGTTAAGTTGAACCATGTCATTATCAAATGCACTTTTGTTTTCCATAAATGTCATGTCAAACTCTGCACCATTATCTTTAAATATAGCATCTGCATTACCTACATTTAAATTTAACTGCTCACTTAATGCAGCAATCTTTTCTAATTTAGTTTTAAATTTTGCTCTTGTTTCAGCTTCTTTAGCTTTTCCTTTTTCATAATCCACCTGACCTAAGTCATCAGACATAGCTCTGTTAGCATTAGCGATAGCTACAGCGTTACTTGCTCTAACAGTATTAGCGTCATTCTGCTTTGCATTAAACTCTGCAACTTTACTTACAACAGTTAATGCTAGTTGAGCTTCTGGTGAACACATATTATTTTATTTCCTTTATCATTAAGTTAAATAGTTTTTTTTCATAACCGTAATTAACGGTGTCAATTAAGTTAAAGCCTAAAAACTTTAACCATTTGTTTCCAACTTCGTTTCTGACATCAACGTAGTTATATAAATACTTGTAGTCTTGTCCCATTTCTTCAATCCATTTAGGACACTCTCTTAAAAACTGTAGTGTATGGTTTAATAATTCTGGACTAGATAATAACCAAGCTACTCCATACTCTTCATTATCACTTGGAACTACACCGAACATACCAATGACACCTTCTTGTTCAGTTCCAATTATAGAATATGTTTTATGATTTAATTCTTTAAATGGATGTAACAATGCTTGTAACGGTGAAGCATTATGTGAAGCTTTAATTTCATTTAAATCTTCTTGTCTTACTTTAGGTGCTAGTTCGTGTGCGTCATCAGATTTAGCAAGTCTGACATATTTTTCCATTATGCCCTACCAGAGCGTCTATGATAAAATCCTTCTAATTCTGCTGAAACAAAGTGGACCGGTAAATGTGAGTCTGACTTTAACGTACATGTGTAGTGTGTGTTTCTAGATTGAATAGGTATATTATAAGTACCGCTTGTTATATTTGGCTGTCCAATAACAGCACTTGCACTGTTAATAACAGTTCCATTAAATTCATAATCAACATCGCTTCTTCCTTCTTGAGTTACAGTTGCTTTAAAGAAACCACTGTTTTGGTAATCTACAGAAACTTGTCTTATTTGGTAACGTCCAGATGTTAAGGCTACTGTACCGTTTCCAGATGTTTCTCTTAAATATGGAGTAGAAAATTTATACTCAGATAAATAAGTAGAGCCAAAAACTGCTGAGGTATGATTACCTTTAATTTTTTGTGTAGTTCCAGAACTAGAACTGTCTATTGTTAAGTTAGAACCGTTAGTAGTATCTACTGCTTTTAAAGTTTGATTTAAAGAATATGGAATTGTAAACGTTGTTAAATCTGTAGCTGAGTCATAAGTCCCAGTCAGTGTAGACGTTCTAAAATCCATATGAACATTGTGTGTTAGGCCAGTAAAATCTGGGTTACGTAAATCTATTCTTAATAATTTTGTATTAATGTTTTCATTAACTACAACATAAAGATAACTGTCATATGCTTCTGCTGACAATATCTGACAATTATTTAAACTCCATGTACTCCAAGATGATTGTACTTTTTTATTAGCATCCCAAAAATATTTATAAATGTTTATAGTGTTTGCATTTGTAGAACTTACAGCACTTGAAGGGGTGTATGCAACATTGTTAGTAGTGTCTAAAGTGTCATGACATAAAACAATCATTGTATCTTCAATGTTGTTAGAAACAATTTTGTATGCATTGTTAGGTATTAAAGAACTAACACCTATTGTTACATCAATACCATCATTTGTTAATGTATCATCATCTGCAAAGTATTCTGTAATTGCAGTTTTATCATTTCTATTTTGTGCAAAGTAAACATATTTACCTGCTGAAACTGGAGCAACTTTTATTGCATGTGAGAATGTACTTGTTTTTGTTAGTACTGCTGTTGTTGGTGTTACAGCGTCTCCCGAACTTTCTAGTATGTATTGTGCTTCACCAGAAAATAATAAAAGTTGTTCGTTAAAATCTATAGAGTTATGAAGTTTGTTAACTGTTGTTCCCGCTGCGGCAATATCAATAGGGTCAGTGTCTAAAACATCTGTGCCTGTTGTTGCATAAAAATTATAATAAGAAGCATTTTCAGATAACACTAAGTTTTGGTCTGAAATAATTCCTAATCTATTTTGAAAGAATGTTAGGTTAGAAACTTTTTTACCTACAAAACTTGGAGCAGAATTTGTGTCTTCATCACCACTTACTCTGTTTGTGTATGTTTGTTGTGTAAAACTAAAAGTACCATTGTTGTTATTAATTAATGCATAAGGCATTGTAGAATTATCTAATCCTACTTTTACTCCTGGGCCTACACATTCACTCCAAACACCGTTAGCTGTGAACTCTACATAATAATCTGAAAGTGAGTCACCTTCTTCACCAGTGATTTGAACAATCATTCCTGGTTTTGCATAAAATGGTAGTTCAGCAAAATCCCCTATAGCATCTTTTATTGCATACATAGCTTGGTTACCAAAACCGTCAGTAGTCTCGACAGAAAAAGTACCACTACTACATGTTCCGTAAATAGTGTTACCGTATTGTGTATGTGTAAATGTTCCAGTAATTCCAGAATAATTTGCTAATCCTTGTGATGTACTTAAAGTAGCACCAGTATCAGTTCTTATAGTTTTAAATCCAATACCATCTGCACCGCTTGACCAGTGAGTAGAAGCTGTTCCATATAATAATATGTGAGCAATCTTTTCTGTATCTCTAAATGCACTATCAGTTGAAGCGTCATTACCAGTTGGCATTTGAAATAATACTTGTATTGGATATGACCAAGTTGAGTGATTTAAAGTTACACTGTACTGTCTTCCGTATTGTGAACTTTTAACATAAGAAATATATTCTTGTACTTTTGCTGCGGTTGTAGTTGAACTCTCAGCTATTGTTTTAGATTTGTTTGCAACAAATGTATAATCTGCAATGTTTGAAAATGCTAAATCTTCTATAGGTTTTGTTGTAGTTAAATAACTTGCACCACCAGCTCCTATAGTCACTGTTTTTTCAACACCATTTAAATCATAAACTTTAACTGTACCATTAGTAAAGACAGCTACATACTGGTTTGTACTATCTCTATTAATCCAATGTACTGCTGCGTTGTTTGGAAACGCTGTAGTAGATAATAGATTAGCGACAAACTCTGTTGGTGGTCTTTTAGTTAATCCTTCAATAATATTAGATTGGAAATTAGTTTGTGTTTCTGCTTGTCCTACATTACGTTGAACTGCATTTTGTTGACTAATACCACCAATAAGATTAGGAATTGATGTTGAAATTAGTGCCATAAATTAGTTTCTACCAGACCTTCTTGGGCCTCTTTTAGCAATGTAACTAGTGTTATAATCATCATTAAGCATGTTAGCGTCCATAGCTCTTGAGTCTGCTTGTTCAAATGCCATGTGAGCTTCTTGTTCATCTAGTTGTGCCATTTTAATTAATTCAGTTGCACCTACGTATCTTGCAGCAAATCTTCTTGAAGCTTTAACTACAATGTATCTTCTTGCGTATTCTGGTAGGTGTTCAAACTGTTGTACTAATACTTTGTCGACTTTAGGGTCATAAGTAAAGATGTCTGTTTTATTTTTTAAATCGTATAAATATTGGTTTCTAATAGTGTACTGATAAAAATATTGATAAGGGGCCGAAGCCTCTACTTGTACACAGTTAGCTTCTAAAGGTACTTTATTAGATGTATCTCTTGAAGCAGTTGTATCTAATTCTCTGTTAAAAAACCAACCTTGTGACTGAACACTCATAGAAGTTTCATCTAAAATATTCTTAGCGACCGCTACGTCTGTACCAATGTTTCCAGTAATTGAACTGACTGGACTCTCACCGATAAAACTTAGCATGGTATTTATCGCTTGTAATTCGCTTGTAGAATTTATTTGTGTTGTCATTGATTGTCCTTTTTAAATTTGCAAAGTAGGGGACTTAGTCTCCCTCATCCCCTACTCCTATATAGTATAAATAAGCTTAATAAATATTAAGCGTCTTTAATTCCTACAGCACTTTCCGGACGAAGAACGCCATGACCCATAGCGTATTTCGCAACCATTAAAGTACCTTGTCTTCTAATGTCGTATTCCATTTCAGTAGCTAAATCCATTAACTTAACAGTTCCAACTGCTGACGGGTGACAAACTAAACCTTCGTATGCAGTCAAGTTTACAGCTTGAGGTGTTGAACCACCTTGAGTAGCTGAACCTGCGTCTGCACCTGTAGTTACGTTTGAAGTAACAAAATGAGGTACAGCAATTAATCTGATACCTGCAATTTGTAATACTCTACCTGAAGCAACACCACCATTAGCACCACCACTGAAGTCAACATTGACTGCATTAGTAGCATTTGCTAATTTGTAGTACATTTCTGGTTTTAAGAAACAGATTCTACCTTCAGATGGAACATACTTGTCATCTAAAGTTTTGGCTGCGTCAAACAATGAATCAATAAATCCATTTGCAGACGTTGCCGCAGTTGCAGAGGCGATATTAGGATTAGTTA